TGTTCGGCAGGTTGTAAGCCTGGAGCGCGTAGGCTTTCGGATACGACCGCTCTACGACGTAGTGGCTCGCGAGTATGCCGAGGCTCCAAATTGTGACGTGAGACACTAGTTGTCCCCCTGCTTCTGCTGCGCGTCGTAGTACGCGATGAGCGCCTCAATCTGCGCGAGACACTTGTCCTTGCCGCCGCTGAGACCGTAGTACGCTTTCACGTCCTTGAGTCGCCAGCCGCGCGTGATCTTAATCCCCTTGCAGAATAGGGACAGGTCACGGCGCGTGCACGCGAGATTCCACGCTTGCATCGGCAACGGCGCGCCGTTGACATCGATCATGCGCGAGTCGGCAAAGAACGGCGCGCTTGCGTCGATACCCTTGGGAAATGGTGTTTCCATCGTTTGCTTTCCTTTGTTGGCGAATAGGGTTCGAAGCGCCGTAACGTTACGACGATTCGAGCATATCCGCCAAATATGCTGCCCGGCCCGTGAGTACATCGCATCGCCATCGGGATGCGAACGGGATCGGCTACGCTGGGTTGCGCTGTAGTGCGCCCCTTGTGCGTCTGTAGCTACGTCGTGCGGGCTTTTTGGCCTACGTCCTAGGTTTACCGATAGCTGCTATCGCTACACTTTCGCCACCCTAGAACTAGAACACGAACGCCGGGCCTTTGCCCGTATCGCTACGTTTGGAGATACCGTTCCAAGCATCCGTCGCGGCGTTCTACTTTGCCCAAGCGCGCGCCCGATTTACCCGATGCACGTATGCAAGGGGGATAGGATCGGATCCGGCGTTGGGTGGTTTCGTTCACCCTGGAATGCAACCGTTGCAAGGTCGGCAGCTCGATTCACCCTGATTGTCAAAGAAACGGCGTCGCCGATGCCGATCGCCATCGCGACCGAACCCGGCAACATTGCCGAATGATGCACTACCAATCGACAGAACACAAGCGAGTGTTGCGTGACGTGTAGCGATTTCCTGTCGCGTCGCACGTAACATAGGGAAACGCTACGGGTTACGTCGCGCATCTTTTTTCGGATTGTGTTACGCTTCCGGCATGGATGCGCCAGAACGTAAGCCTGGAAGGCCCGTAAGTCCCTTGCCCCGCGCCGTCTGCGAGCGGTTCCTAGAATGGATCGCGTCGGGCCGTACGTTACGCGCTTTCGCTCAAGCGGAAGGGATCAGCGAGAGTGTGCTGTATCGGTGGACAGAAAAGGATGAGGGGTTTCGAAGGGACGTAAGGGAAGCGAGGACCGTGGGCCACGATTCCCTTGCAGCGGAGATGATCGAGATAGCTGATTCCGCCACACCGGAAACGGTAGGCCCGGACCGTTTGCGCTGCGACGTAAGGCGGTGGCTCCTGTCCCGATGGTCACCGGAACGTTACGGTGATGCGAAAGCATCGGGCGAGTCCGGTGCGACCGTCGTCGTCGTGACCGGCGTGCCTCGCGAGCAGCTGGTCGATGCGGTCGACCGTAACGGGGAAACGACCCCCACCCCGGGGCGGTCACCGCTCGCTGCGTCGCGCGCGGGGGGAGAGGAACACAACATCTCCGACACACACATCTCCTCCGACACACAAATCCCCTCCAAACCCCGCGTAACCGTAGAAATCGACCCCCCTATCTCCGACGACCCCCTCTAAAGCCTAAGCCGATTTGTGCCTTCCCACTTTTTTTGGGAGGCGTTACTTATACGGTTACTTTTTCGACCTCCTTTCAGGAGGTGAAACAGCATGTCTGAGAGCGTGAATCTCACATTGGACTATGAGCCTCGTAGTTGGCAGCGGATGTGCCACATCAACAAGGCTCGGTTCACGGTCTTGGCCTTGCACCGCCGCGCGGGGAAGACGGAGTTGGCGCTCATGGAACTGCTGGACTGCGCCATGTCCTGTCAGAAGGATCTGGGGGCGTTCTTCTACGTCGCGCCGCAGTTGAAGCAGGCCAAGGCTATTGCGTGGAGCAGGCTTAAGCAGCGCGTAGAGGGGCTTGTGAGGCAGAATGCGGCGGTTGTGCAGGAGGGTGAGCTTGCGGTCAAGTTCAAGCACAACGGCGCGATCATCAAGATCTACGGCGCGGACAACCCGGACGCGATGCGGGGCGTCAGGCTCGACGGCGTAGTGCTGGACGAGGTCGCTCAGATGAAGCCCGAGGTCTGGCACGAGATCATCCAGCCTGCGCTCGCAGACCGGCTCGGCTGGGCTCTGTTCATTGGAACCCCGCAGGGGATCAACCTGTTCTCAGAGCTGTTCTACAGGGCTTCTGCGGCCATGAAGACCAAGGGGTCGTCGTGGTATGCGGCGCGGTTTACGTGCCAGGACACGGACTCTCTGCCCTCTACAGAGATCGACCGGATGCGGCAGGAGATGAGCGAGACCGCGTTCGCTCGCGAGATGCTCTGCGACTTCTCAGCCGCTGGCGATGACCAACTCATCAGCCTGGACGTGGCCGAGGTCGCCTCCAAGCGGATGTATCAGGCGCACGATCTCGTCGCTGCTCCGAGAGTCATGGGCGTAGACCCGGCTCGGTTCGGCGATGACAGGAGCGTCATCATGAAGCGGCAAGGCCCACAGGCTTTCCCGGCTTTGGTCTACCGAGGCGTAGACAACATGCAGCTAGCAGACCTCGTGGCGCAAGCCATCGGGGACTGGCACCCAGATGCTACCTTCATTGACAGCGGGGCAGGCGCAGGGGTCATAGATCGCCTGAAGCAACTGGGTTATCACATCATCGAGGTGCCGTTCGGAGGCCGAGCCAACCGCCATACCCTCCACGTCAACCGCCGGACCGAGATGTGGTTCGAGATGCGAGACTGGTTGCAGGGCGGGGGTGCCATCCCCGACGAACTCTCTCTCAAGCAAGAGCTTGCGACGCCAACCTACAGCTTCGACACCTCGGGGCGACGGGTTCTGGAGAGCAAGGATCAGATCAAGAAGCGGCTCCAAAACGCGGGGAGCCCTGACCTTGCGGATGCGCTGGCTCTGACGTTTGCCAGCCCGATCCAGAAGTCTGTTGACCGCTACGAGATGGCCCGTGCTGGAACCAAGCGATCCCGAAACTCTTGGGACAGAGACCCTTACGCCAATTTCTGACCTTGAAGTCGTCCCGATCACCTTAGAGGTGCTGATCGGAGACGGCTACCACCTGTTCGAGCAACATTGCACAGAGCTTGAAGGTGAGGACTTCGCGCCGGACATGGAGCGTTACGAGCAGCTTCAAAAGCAGCGAACGCTTTTGTGCATCGGGGCTTACGTCGGCAACAACATGGTCGGCTACAGCACGACCGTGCTCTACCGTCACGGCCACCACGACACCATCATCGCCTCGAACGACAGCCTCTACATCGATCCCAACTACCGCAGAGGTCTAGGGCTGCACCTGATACGCCAGACAGAAAAACATGCCCACGAGTGCGGCGTAGACTGTATGGTTTGGTCAGCCAAGCCGGGCTCACATCTGGATTTGATCCTAGCAAGGCGGCGCAACTGCGATCTGTCTGAGAATCACTACCGGGTCAACTTCGATGGGCAACACTAGCAGTGGCTACCTAGGGTCTGTAGGCCGTGGAGGCACCTCGAATCAGACCAACGCTAGTTTCCAGATGGGTCGAGCGCAGCGGGCTTTTGAGAGCCAGCGGCGTGATCTTCTTCGGACAGCGCCCGGAGGCCCAACTTTTGGGCAAGAGACTCGGTCAAGACTTTCAGGCTTCCAGAGAAGCATGGACGCCTTGCAGGACTACCAGGATACGCCCTACGGCCCTGCCCTGACCCGCGAAGCAGCCATCGGTCGCGTCGGCGGCAACCGCCTCATGGGCAACCGCGCCAACGACACGCTCTTGGACCGCGCTAGCCTGCGCCCATCTGGCTCTCAGATGACCGCGCAGCAGGCTCGCACAGGCGGCGACCGCTACCTGCAAATGCGCTTCAACGAACCCAACTACAGGTCGAGGTAGGTCTTATGGTTGAGTATGCAGCTTTAGCAATCGCCCTCGCAGGGACTGCTACCAGCTTCCAACAAGGCCGACGCCAAGAGCGTCAAGCCAAGCGTGCTGAGAAGCGTCAAGAGCAAGCGCAGTCTGTGGCTCGCAGCGCCGCTGCCAGCGAACGCATGGCCCAAGCCGCTGAGTCTAAGAGGATGCGGCAGCGTAAGCCTGACGCCTCTCGGATCATGGCTAAGGCGCGTCAGAGCCGCATGGCAGGCGAGACTTTCCTGACTGGTCCTGCGGGCGTGCAGCCTCTGGGATCTACACGCTACGTCGGCTGAGGTAAGCATGTATCCGAGTTCCCTAGTTTCCATCGGTAACGGTGAGCATCGGACGCTGATTCAGCACCTCCGCGCTCGCAAGCAAGCTCTCTGGACCGAACTCTCGTCTTGGGAGCCGCACTGGCAGGAACTGAGCAAGTTCTACCTTCCGAGGACAGGGCGCTTCCTGACGACAGACAGGAACCGTGGCCAGCGCCGCCACAACAACATCATCGACAGCACGGCTACGCGGGCGCTCCAAGTCCTCGAAGCCGGACTGATGGCTGGTGCCACCAGCCCTGCCCGCCCGTGGATGCGGCTCGGCGCTCCTGACCCGGAACTCAACCAGTATGGCCCGGTCAAGGAATGGCTGCATGACGTAACAGACCGGATGCTCCGGGTCTTTGCTCGCAGCAACACCTACCGCGCCCTGCCTCGCATCTACAGCGAATGCGCCCTCTACGGCACGGCAGCGTCGATCGTGGTCTTTGACTTCGAGAAGGTCATCCACCACCACGTCTTGACGGCTGGGCAGTATGCGATCAGCACGGACAACAACGACCGTGTTGACTGCCTCTACCGCGAGTTCGACATGACTGTCGGGCAGATGGTCAAGGAGTTCGGTCTCAAGAACCTGTCGATCAGCGTCCAGAACCAATACCGGAACGGCAACCTCGAAGACTGGCGGACTGTCTGTCACGCCATCGAGCCGCGCGCAGACCGGAATCTGGACCGCAGCGGCAACCGAGACATGCCGTTCCGCTCCGTTTACTGGGAGCAGGGACGTAGTGGGTCAGAGACGAAGACGGTGCTCAGGGAGTCGGGCTTCCGTCGTTTCCCGGTCATGGCTCCTCGCTGGTCGGTGTCGGGTCAGGACATCTACGGCAACAGCCCAGGCATGGCGGCTCTGGGCGACGTGAAGCAACTGCAACACGAACAGCGTCGGAAGGGTCAGATCCTTGACCACCTGACGCAGCCGCCGACTCAAGGGCCGCCCTTGCTCAAGGGAAGTGAGGTAGACACTCTTCCCGGCGGTCACACGGAAGTCGATGGCAACTCGCAGGGCATCCGCCCGCTCTGGCAGATCAACCCTGACCTGCAAGGTCTACTCTTCGACATCCAAGACGTGCGGACGCGCATCAACAGCGCGTTCTACGCCGACCTGTTCCTGATGCTCTCGACCACGAACAAGAGCATGACGGCTACAGAGGTCGCGGAGCGGCACGAAGAGAAACTGTTGATGCTCGGTCCTGCGCTGGAGCGCCTGCACCACGAAGGCTTGGAGCCGCTCATCGACATCACGTTCGATCACATGATGGACGCGGGCTTGATCCCGCCTCCTCCAGAGGAACTGGGTGGCATGAACCTCCAAGTCGAGTTCGTGTCTACGCTCGCGCAGGCTCAGAAGGCTGTGGGTGCCAGCACGGACGACAGGTTCGTCGGCATGATCCAAGGGCTTGCTCAGTCGCACCCGGAGGCGCTGGACAAGCTCAACCCCGACTCCTTCCTCGACGAATACGCGGACAAGCTGGGCGTCAACCCCGGCCATGTCCGCTCGAACGAAGAGGTCAAGGAACTGCGTCAGGCGCGTGAGGCGGCGATGGCTGCCCAGCAGCAACTGGATGCTCAGAGCCAGCAGTCCAACATCGCCCGCAACATGGCGAAGGCTGCGGCGGATGCTCCTGCCGACGTGATGGATCAGTTCTCGGGATACCAAGGTCTGTAAACCATGGCACCAGACCGCTCGAAGGCAGGCGGGAACAGGAACCGTCCTGATGTCCTGACTGATCCTCGGGCGATCCAGCGTGTTCACCTAGACCACCACCAGATCAGCAGTCACCAGAACGTCGTCAAGACGATTCAGGACACGCCGATCACGGACCTGAAGGATGTCGAGGTAGACAAGACCTCGGACGACTTCGCGGCGGGGCAGTCTCTGGTTTGGGGCGGCGATTCTTGGATCGCAGGCGACCCGGAAATCTTAATCCCGGTCAAGGCTGCGGAGGAGATGACCAAGGGCACGCCGGTCTACGTGAGCGACGAGCAGGCAAGCGGCAAGCCTATCGTCAGCAAGGCGGACTCTGACGGAACAGACACCTACCCTGCTATCGGGCTCTTGTTCACGGACCTTGCGTCAGGCGAAGAGGGGCACGCGGTAGGCGGCGGGATCATCTCGGGCTTGGACACAAGCGGCTACGCCGTTGGAGACGCACTCTACCTGAGTTCTACGCCGGGAGTCCTGACCAACACGCGACCGACAGCGACAGCAGAGAAGGTCCAGAAGGTAGCGTTGGTTGCTCGCTCGCACCCGGAGGCGGGCAGCGTCATCGTCATGGGCGCGGGCAGGACGAATGACATACCGAACGACCTTGTCACGCTGACGGGCGTGCCGTTGGGTAACCCCGACTTAGATAAGTTTGACGACTACACGTATCCAGGCCCGCCCTCTGTTGTCTACGAGACGGTAATCCCTGACGACACCGACATCAAAACGGCGCTGCAAT